GTTCCACGTAGCACCAATTCCCGCACGCGGTCCCTTGCTTCGGTCCGAGCGGCGCGTCCACGGTGACGTAAGGGACGGTCCACAGTCGGTACGGCTTCCGCTGGTCCTCGCTCAGGTATTCGCGCGGGATGTCCCGGGGCTGCACCACGATGTCCACCTGGTCGTAGACCAGAGGCAGTTGGAGGAAGAGCGGACCGCCCGCTGTGATCAGTTCGTAGAACGCCTGGTGGGCCGCGGCGGTGCGGGTGAGGACCCGGAAGCTGCCTTCGTGGTTCTTCCGCCGGTCGTACAGCGACGCGGCCGTTTCGGATCCGGCGATCGTGGGCGTCACCGCGTCCACGTTGTATGTGAGCGTGCCGAAACCGAGCCACACCGTGGCCGGATCGCCTTCCTCGCACGGCGCCGCCGGGGTCTCGCAGGTCCCCGTTTCCACGTCGGCCCACGGGCGCAGCGGGTCCCTGATCCATACGTTGCCGATCGTGGTCTGGAACGGGCCGAGCTGAATCTCTGCCGCGTCCGGGGCCCCGTCCGCCCGGTAGTAGACGTCCACGAAGTTGGGTGCCGTGCTGTCGTTGTAGACCGCCTGCTCACCCAGGAGCGGCACGTTCTGAAGGAACTCCCACGGGCCCGCAGGGTCCAACGCTCGGTACAAGTTGGCTGAAGTCTGGGTCCCGGCCTCCGCCGTGAAATCCAGGAACAGAGAGATCATCAGTACCTCCATCCCTGCGAGCGGTCGCGCAGCACGCCGCGATTCTGACTCTGGACCCGGTAGTCGATGCGCTCGTCCAGACGCTGAGCACCGATGAACACCTGGATTGGTGTGGGTGCGTCCCCGGCGGGGGCGAGACGGAACGCGTCCAGCCCCCCGGGGGCGGTGGCGTCCGCCAGAGCGGCTGTACGCGGGACCGCACGGGCCATGGCGGCCACGGTGTCGGTGAGGTCCGGCACGGTGGCCTTGATGCCCACGATGAAGCCCTCCACCGTGTTCCGTCCGAGTTCGGCCATGACACGCGAGGGGCTGAAAATACTCAGCACGTCGGACACGGTTCTCCTGACCTGCTCAGCCATACCCCGGGCGACATTGATCAGACGGCCGAGGTGCGAGGTGATCCCGTCGATCAAGCCCCTCACGATGTCCGCCCCCGCGCCGAACAGAAGCCGCGACAGGTTCCCGACCGCATCACGAATCTGCAAGGGAATCCGGGTGAAGAATCCGACCACTCCCCGGAGCGCGGCACCGACCTCCCGCGCGAACCGGTACAGGCCCGCCACGAATTCGACCAGCCACGCGATACCCCGGCGGACCATTTCCCCGACCCCGGACCGGAAAGCTTCGAACCTTCTCAGCACGTCCCGGATACGACTCGCTGTCTCCCGGGACATGGCAGCAATGGCCTTCACGTACTTGGAGTTCATCACCTCGGCGACCTTGGTGACCACCGGGATGATGAAGGTCTCCAGAACGAAATGCAGCGCCTTCAGCGCGACGCTCAGTACCTGAAGAGCAGCCTTGACGAACTCGATCGCGAACGGCAGCTGCTCCCGGAAGATGATCGCCAGGTCCAGAAGGACAGGCCCGAGTTCCTTCAGGACAGGTATAAGCTCCGGGCCCACCTGATTGATGAAGTCCCGGACCGGGGGCCCGAGCTCTTCAATCACCGGGGCGAGCTGGACGAACGCCTCCCTCAAGAGAGGAAGCACGTTTTCCACCAGCTCGCTGGCTGTCTCCACCAGCTCCCGCAGGATGGTCTGGAACGTTTGCGATGCGGTCAGCTTCTCAAAGGCTGCGGACAGTTCTTCAAGGCTGAAAAACAGGGAGCCCGCAGATTCCGTCACCCCGTTCACGATGTTCTTGATGCCGTCGAAAATGTTGTCCGAGACCCTGCCGAGCTGCTTAATGACCTCAGCGGCCCCGTTGATGTCGCGTTCCAGCTCGCCCGTATCGAAAGCCGTGGCCAGATTTTCGGTCATCCGGTCGAAGAAGCCAGCCACCCGATCGGCGAACCGCTCCATCAACGGACCGCCGGCCGCCGCGAGGAGACCCAGCGAAGCCACGATCTGAGCGGGGATCTTCTCCATCGTCTGGAGAGAACGGGTGGCGGAGTCGATGGCCTGGCCGAGGATGCCCCGCTCGCCCAGCTCGGCGGCCGTGGCGCCTGCTTCCTTGCCCGCGCGGTTGAAGCTGTCCGCCGTGGCATTCAGACCGCGCCGCAGGTCCGGCATGACCGCATCGGTGAGCCGGTCCAGCGTGTCGGCGAACCCGTCGAAGACCCTCTGCTGCACACCCTGCTGAAGCTTGCGCAGCTCCCCGCGCATCCCCTGGAGTTCCTTGACGAACTCCCGCGCGTTGGGGGCCAGCCGCTTGAGTGACTTCTCCAGATCCTCCGGCTTGGCGTCCGGGTCGAAAGCGGTCTCGATGGCGTCGCCCACGCCGACCATGGCCAGCTTGACCGTGCCCGCTGCCAGGCCCAGAGCGAGCAGGCCGGTCACCGCTGCGGCACCGGCCGGGACCATGTTCTGCACCGCGGTCACGACGCCCACGAGAACGGGGATGGTGACTGCCCCGGCTGCGCCTACGGCTGTGAGGGCTGCGGCCACCTTCAGCACGGAGCCCACCACGCGCGCCGCTGTGCTGCTGAGGCGTCCCAGAACGCTGGTGAGGCGGGTGGCGGAGCGCTCCCCGTCCCGGTCGGGGTCGATCCGCGCGGGGACGACGACCGGGCGTGCCGTGCGGCTCAAGTCGTCCGTCATCCGGGTCAGGTCCCGGCGGATGTTCCGCAGCGAGTTGGCGCGGGCCAGCACGGCGGACACGTCGATGTCGGGGGACCCGGACTGCACCTGGGTGACCACGTCGTCGAGCGTGCGCCGCACCTGGTTCAGCGACTGGAGCTGGTTCAGGACAGCGGTGACGTCTACATCGTCGGCCCCTGCCTCGGCCCGCCGGACCAGGGTGTTGAGCTGCGTCGTGATCCGGGTGACCGCGCCCTGCGTCTGAAGAACAGCGTTGACGTCCACGTCGTCCGCGTTGTTCTGCGCGGTCGTGATGATCCGACCCAGATCACGTTCCAGTTCGGGGAGCGCCCGGGTCGCATTGATCAGGAGGTCGACTTCTGCTTCGTTGGCCACGCCCTCACCTCGCCCCGGGGAGTGCGCGCGCCATAACTTCGAGGTCCTCCGCGCTCATTCCCATATCGTCCCAGGCTTCCCCCGGGTCGTTTCCGGCGAGCGGGACGTCGAGTAGCGCATCCAATTTGAACCGGTCTTCTGCGGAGGCGTCGCGGGTGAGGAGCGCGTATGTGGCTGCGCACCACTGGACCAATGTCACGTCCTGCGGCCGGACTCCGGACAGTGTGAGCCGTCCGAGAAGGGACGGGGAGAAAGCGGCCACGGCGAGCCGGTACCCGATCCACCAGCGCTCATATCCGGTGACCTGCTTCAGCAGCGAATACGACGCCGGGGAAAGGTCGCGCACGCGTACCTCCCCGTCCAGCATCGCGTCGTGCACCCGCCACCGCTGCTCGCTGTCCAGAGCAGCCAGGAAGAGCCCGTCCACGGGGGTCACTTCCAACACCTCCAGCCAGTCGGCAGCACTGCGATACGGGACTTCGTACAGTCGGCCGCCCAGCGTGAAGGGAAGCGGCGACCGGGAGAACGGCCTGCGGAGTACCGGGTCGTCAGACACTCTGCTTCGAGACGTCGGAGACGGTCATCTTCAGCAGGGTCGGGACCGCCTCTCCGATGTCCGCGAAGGTCACCTCTCCGTTCATCCACCGGTCGCTTAGTGAATCCCAGGCAGCCCGGCCCAGGGATGTTTCCACGATGCGGCACAGGGTTTTGACGCTGCGCATGAGGTCGTCGCCCTTGGCGCGCAGCGTGGCCATGATGACCACGTGCTCTTCAGGGAGGGGGGCCGCCTCGTATTCCACACCACCAATGGTGATCCTGTACGGGCGCTCTGTGTTGTCCATGTTGTCCATAACGCTCACCCTAATCTTCGTGAATTCGGTACCCGCGGGGGCGTGCGATTTCCTCCAACGCCCGGTCCAGGAATGGGCGTGCTCGGGTTCCTGGGTGGTTTACGACGCGGGCGTAGACGATGCGGCCGCCCACCCGGAACCGCAGAGCCTTGGCACGGCGCGGCCGGATGATGTGCGGCCTGGTGCCGTCGTTGACGAACCCGGCGTAGTCGACGTTCGAGTACACGGTGACCTTCGGGCGCAGCGTGAAGAACCTGGAGCGCTTCGACTTGATCGACGCACGCAGCCGTCCGGTGTCAACCGGGCACAGGATCTTCGCCCGGTTCACCACCTGCCGTTCCGCCACCCTCAGTTCCCTGCGGCTCGCCTCGCTGAAGGTCCTCGTCAGCGAGGCCCGGTCCAGCCTGACTCTGGCCATCGTTCACTTCCCTCAGCAGTCCGGCCCGGATGAAGCCCTGCGTCTTCTCGTCCCGTTCCGTCGCGAACTGCTCGCCTCGGTAGAGGGAGCCGAAGGAGCGCGTCACCCGCACGGTGACGAGCTGGCTCGTGGTCTGGCTCTTACGTGTGCGCGCCATGTGTCAGCCTCCGGGACTGCATCCGCAGTCGGTTTCGATGATCACTTGCATGGTGCCGCCGATGCAGTTGCCGTCCGGGCCGACCGGCTCGTACAGGCCCGCGCGCGCGGGGAAGCCCCCCTGCTCGGAGAGGTCCGGCCACGCGCAGCACAGCGCGGCTTCCATGGCGTGATGGTCCTCGTCCGCCTGCACGGCCAGCTCGTCCCACTGCGCCGCGGTGGGCGGCGCGCTCACGGTGCCCCACGGCAGGCAGCGGACCACGCCCATCTCCAGCGTGACGACGCGGGACGCGGACAAGCAGCGGGCCTGAAGATCCTCCCGGGTGAACCGGCCCTCCACCGAGACGATCCGCACCCAGGCGAGACCGGTGCAGCACTCGTCCGTATCCGTCCCGAGCGACGGCGCTACTTCGGTGCCGTGGCGCAGCGAGATGACCCCGGGCACCTCCGGCCGGGCCTCCAACGCCGTGCGCAGGCATTCGAGCAGCGACACCGCATGGACCATCGCCCGGGTGCTCATGCGGTGAACCTCGGCTGCCTGATGTCGGGGGAGTACACGCGCGGCCGCGAGGCGAGCCGGGCCGGGTTGACCGACCGGATCCACAGGTCCACGTCCGCCACCCCCGTCAGCCCCTCTTCAAGGAAGCTGACCGGGTCGACCATCTCGACCTGAACCCCGTTCCGGGACAGGGACTGGAGCTGCCCGGGGAGCTGGCAGTCCCCGGCGCCGACGCAGGCCTTCGCGAACTCGCACGCGAGACGCCCGGCCGCCAGCTCACCGGCCGCGGGGAGTTCTTCGCCCGGCTGGTAGGTGACCGCGAACGCGCCCACCGCGTCGTTCGCAAGGTCCATGTCCTGGCACTCGGGCCAGCACTCCCCGTCGACACGTACGAGGATCCGACCGTTGTCGACCCGGTACGCCGACGGGTCCAGCGCCACCCCGTCCAGCATCACCTCATCGACGCCGGCCGCAGGGGTCGGCAGCGGCACCTCGCACGACGCCCGGCACGTGCACTCCCCGGCGCAGCCACAGTTCCGCCACGCCCCCGTCCCGTCCACGTACGGGGCCATCCACGCCCCCCACACACCAGTGGCGGAAGGGGAGCCGACCGGGTAGGTCATGTAGCCGCCCCACGCCTGGCAGCGGCGCCCGCACGGCCGCACTGTGACGGAGCACTGCGAGAAGCGGCGCCCGGTGAGCGCGTCCAGAATCCCGGTCGCCCACGCGGTCGCAGAGGTCTGCACGGCCGGGTCGTAGGTGTCCCAGTCCGGGCAGCATCCGGTGTCGAGCGTCCACTCGCATGCCGTCACGGCGTCCCCTTTCCTGTGAGGCGGGCCCCCGACCGGGTGGGGTGGGGTCGGGGGCCCGCGTCCTGGCTAGACCGGAGTGGGCAGGTCCACGCAGCCGCACGCGGCCTCAGGCAGCGGCGCACTCGTGATCTCGAAGTGCTGGTGCTGCGTTGCCGTGATCGGAGTCTCGAGAGGCTCGAGCGTCGCCGGGGTGACCGCGTCCCGCTTGATGTCGTACGGGCCGACATCCCACTGGGAACCGGCGAAGGTCCGGGCCGTCACGGTGACCGTGAGCGCCCCGTTCTGGACCACCATCTCCCCGAACTGAGCCTGCCCGTTGAACGGCCACAGCCAGTACCCGAACTCCTCGTTCCCCTCCGAGTCACAGGGCTGCCCCGGGATGCCTGACCACAGCTCCATGGCGAACTTCGCCGTGCCGGTCACGGCCGAATCGATGCGGTAACCCACGGCCTCCGGGGTGGCTGCGTCGTCCATGACCAGCGGATCACCGGTCAGGAAGTTGACCAGGTCCGGGTCGACCTGGCACAGGACGATCGACTGATTGATCCACCTGAGAGCCGGGTCGGACTGGTCGTCGATGCACAGGCGGCCGTTCGCGTCCGTCTGCTGAATCTCCTCCGGGTCCTGATAGTTGGGGGTGCTGGTCACGGACACGTAGCCCGTGGTGACCAGCGTGGAGCACTCGTCGAAGACCGGGGCGCCACACTCGTCCAGACGAGTGAAGCGCGCAATCCGGCCCCGGGCCATGGAGGCGCACTGCGTCATGCGTCATCACCCTTCTGGGTCTTGGAGCGGCGCGACCGGCCGCCGTTGTACCTGCGGGCCACGTCCGGGTGGACGAGGAAGGCGCGACCGCCCCGGATCGTGCGGACGTGATGCTTGTTCTCGCGGGCGTAGCGGGTCAGAAGTTCCGCGACCGCCTGAAGCGACTCGTCGGGGCCTGGCACGACCTCTGACCAGCCTTTGTAGAAGTTGCTCATGTCAGGCCGCCGGGGTGATGTCGACGACCGCGGGGGCGGCCAGGGGGATTTCCACGGCGTGGACCACGGGGCACGTCCACGTGTGGCCGTACACGCGCTCGGCGAGGCCCATGTATTGGTTGAAGGTCCGGTCCAGCGCTGAGCGCAGGTCGTCCTGGGCGATGATCCCGGACCGGCGGATCCACACCGGGGGCGTCATGAACGCCCACGCGTTCCCGGCTGCGGGGGCGATCCCTGCGGGGCCGGTGATGCCGTATCCGGCGCCGAAGCTCCAGCGGGAGCCGAGGGGGGTCACGAGCGTGCCGGGGGACGGGACTGCGGAGTCGGCCAGGGTGACCAGCCCGGCGTACCGGGCCGCGGCGTACGCGGACGTGTTGACGTGGATCGTGCCCACGTACCCGTACGCCGAATAGAACGACTCCTCCAGAGCCGCGATCGCAGCCCCCGCGCCGGCGACCGCCGGAACGACCGTGGTCACACCGGCTGTTCCGGTGAGCGACGGGTCGACCGCTGGAGCGGTGCCGCCCCACAGGGCAGCCTCTACCTGCGTCTGCTCGCCCCCGAGGAGACGGGAGCGGACGGAGCCGGACAGTTCGGCTTCCGTCCGGCCGACGATGCCGCACTGCCGGGTCGAGTACACCCAGTACGGCACGGCCTCCATGAACGGCAGACCCTCGTCGAAGGTCTTCTCTGTCGCTTCGGCCGGGTCGCACAGGGCGTCGTACAGCCGGGACACGCCGCAGTCCGCCGCGGGGATCTGGAACCCTGCGGCGATCTCCCGCTCGCCCAGGTCCTCGGTGAGCGTGGCCGCCCGGAACAGCCCGTAGCGGAGCGGCCCCGGTGGGGGTGCCTGCGCGAGCTGCGCGTTGTCGATGATTCGTGCCATGCCCCCTCCCTTCTGTGGAGGGGCCCGCGCGCGCGGGGGACGTGCGCGCGGGCCCGGTCGGGAGGTGGGTCAGGCGGCCGGGGCGGTGCAGGACAGGTTCGGCGCGCCGGTGACGCCCATGGTGCAGAGGTCGGCGACCGTGTAGAGCCGCTGGCCCTGACACGGGAACAGGGTGGTGAACCCTTCCTCCGCGAACAGGCTGGTGAACAGGTTCTGCTGGAGCGACGCGGCGTCGTAGACGTTGGTCAG